ATTACTTGTATTCACACTCAGTTCGCCAATCCTCATGCCGTTGGGCATCTCAAGCGTGATACCTCTGTTGTGAAAGTTATCTCCATCGAAACTAACTCGCGTGTTGAATTCATGGCAGAACTCCCGAGAAGAAGGTAAAGAAGAAAGTAATTGAGGTACTCAAAGGCATGGGCGCATACCATGCTATGCCTGTCGCCTCGGGGTTTGGTCATTCAGGCATCCCTGACATTCTATGTTGTTACAAGGGACACTTTGTAGGCATCGAGTGCAAAGCCAATGGTGGTAAGCCAACGGCTTTGCAACTTCATAATTTAAATTCTATCGAGATCGCGGGAGGCTTAGCATTGATCATCGATGAGAACAATGTACATCAACTACAACTTTTAATGGATGGATTTATCAAATGAACACCAACAAGAAACTGGTCTCTATACCCGCGCAGAAACTACAAAAGCCTGTGCGCCCAAGCTTGCTAGACCCAAGATTTATTTACACACCATCAAACTTAACCAATGTACAAACAACATGGCGTAAGTTTGGATGGACACCCCCGAGCGAGAAACGTCAATGAAAGCCGTACTTGAATTTGAATACCCCGAAGATGAAAATAAACTTCAACATGCAATGCATGCAACAGAATACTACGAGGCACTATGCGAAATAGACAACATACTAGCCATGCCGTACACGAAAGCGGAAGCCTACATGAAGATCAAGAAAGTGGTGTTGGATGTACTGGAGTAGTTTGGCCTTTCCCCAACCAACCGCCCGACCATGAACCCCTATACAAATTACCTTTCAACCCCGAAAACTATGAGGATGCACCTGTATGACTAATGAAGAATCTAAACCATTTGAAATCAAAGATAGCGTTACTGTGGAAGGTATCACTGATGAATACGTTTGGTATCACGCCAAGCTTTTGTCAGACAAGATGAGCGCATGGGATAACGATTTTCAGAAGCTTGTCAAAGTAATGGAGTCTCGCCATAAAGAGCACTTAGAGATGGTGCAAACCGCACTTCATGAGAACCGAATACTAAGGCTAAAGTTGCAACTTAAGGAGAAGGATGATGGCAAAACTGAGTGAAACAACTGCAAGAACAACTATAGGCATGATGCGTTCAATGGCAAGTCACAAGCCAATCAGTCCATTTCATTTAATGGCGGCTGACCAAATGGAAAAACTACTAGAAGAAGTATTGAAATACCGAAAGGAGAAAAATAATGGATGACGATGATATTCAAGACTACATCAACCCAACAGAAGAGCGTAATAAAGTCTTAGAAGAGGTAGCGCGAGAGTTTGATGCGATGAAGTCTCTTGGCGATACTGCCGCAAGCTTTGCCGCTTTTGTGCGAGGGATGAAACGATGACCATCTTTGTTAGCGTTGCATCCTACTGTGACAGACTACTTGAACAAACCATACGAGACATGCTTGCAAAGGCTAGTCGCCCAAGTGAGTTGAGGTTTGGAATAGTGGAACAAAACTTTGCGGAAAGGCGACTCAAGTTTGACGATATCAAATCCCAAGTAAGGTATGTTGGGATAGATGTACGCGATACGAGAGGTGCTTGTTGGGCGCGTTCCCTTGCCATGTCACTCTACTCAGGTGAATCATGGTTTATGCAGATTGATTCTCATATGATATTTGATCAGGGGTGGGATGACACACTACTCGAAGCGGCAGCGAATTGCTCACAGATGTCGCCTAAGTTTCTTATATCCAATTACCCCAATCCATTCAAAATGGTAGATGGTGTACCTGTGACAGAGAAAGTAACTAAAGGTGCGCTACTGCATTTGGTAATTGATGATTGCCAATTCAAACCTGATCACATGATCTTGTACTTCAGAGGTAAGGAGTTTGAGACTGCGCTACCGATTAAAGGCTTCCATATCGCGGCAGGTTTTATCTTCACGCATGGGCGGTTCGTGTATGAAGTACCTTATGACCCACACATTTACTTTGAAGGAGAAGAACAAACACTCGCAGTTCGCGCATACACACATGGATGGGATATCTATCACATACCAAACAATCCGACCTATCACATGTACAACACAGACCACAACCCGATGAATATGCACAGAGAGTTACATTGGACAGAGGGAGAAGACAAACAGCGTAGTACGAGGTGGTGGGAACTCGACAACAAGTCCAAGGCGCGTATCAATGCACTTCTAATGCATAGCGCAGACCTAGGCATCTATGGATTAGGTAAGGTCAGATCGTTAGCTGAGTACGCTAACTTTTCAGGCATTGATTACCGCAACAAAACTATCGCGCTCCACGCGAGAGAAAGAGGAGATAACCCTTGAACGGATTCGTTAAACAACAATTAGATATAGGCAGTAAGCAACCATTACACGGCTACAAACTATGCGGTAAATGTGAAATAGCAAAGCCCCCTGAAGGTGGCATACACATGTCGCCATCCAAGTGGGTGTGTGCAATGTGCTGGACTAACCGAACAACATCAAGGAATTTAAAAAATGCCAAGACCTAAACCGCCCGAGCCACTCATAGGCAGACAAGTACGAATGTCAGATAGACAATGGATTGTTCTTAATCATCTTGGAGGTGCTGAATGGTTAAGAAAGTTATTAGATAAGAAAGACCCATTCCCTAAACAATATTATGAAAGGATAAAAAATATTTCAGAAAACCACTTGACAAATAAAAACTAAGCCTTACTATACCAATCCCTAACCTTACTTAAGAAAGTCTATATGACAAAACGCAAACTCACCACAATCGAAAAAGTTCGTCGCCACTACGAGAAGTTCCCCGACGCTAAGCATGCCGAAGTATCTTCCGCATTAGGCATTGACATTAAGTACTTGTACGTCATCAAGAACAAGCTTAAAACAACTGGGCGCTTACCGATTACCCCGGCGGTTCCCTTGACTACCCTGACCACGGATAAAAGTTTTAAGGCATTGTTGGAAGAGGTTCGCATTAAGCCTACCGATAAGATTCGCATGGAAGCCCCCGAGCGTATGACAGTTTCAGCTACCCCTGATCTTGTAAATCAACCGCCTCACTACACGGCAGGTGGCATTGAGACCATCGACTTTATCGAAGCGAAGAAGTTGAACTACAACCTTGGTAATGTAATTAAGTATCTTACGAGAGCCGATCACAAGGGCAACAAGTTGGAAGACCTACGCAAAGCGCAATGGTATCTGACACGCGAAATCAACTCAACTAAGTAATCAATGAGCCTTATCACCATTGACTTTGAGACCTACTACACAAGCAAAGACCTAGGCTTCAGAACTCAGACCACGGAGGAGTACATAAGAGACTCGCGGTTTGAAGTTATTGGGGTTGCAGTACAGGTTGACGCTGGTGAGCCAGTATGGTTCTCGGGAGACCGCGAAGCAACACGCAAGTGGCTGAAGCAATTCGACTGGAAGAATAGCATGATGCTTGCCCACAACACGTTGTTTGATGGCGCGATCTTGAAGTGGCACTTTGGTATCACTCCAATGGTTTACTTAGACACACTGTGTATGGCGAGAGCTATACATGGTGTGGAGGTCGGTGGTTCTCTGGCCAAGCTCGCACTCCGATATGGAATAGGTGAGAAAGGTACAGAGGTTACTGCCGCTATCGACAAGACTCGTTCAGACTTTACTCCCGAGGATTTAGCGCAATACGGAGAGTATTGCCGTAACGATGTCACGTTGACCTACCAACTGTTCAATAACATGTCTAAAGGTTTCCCGATGGAGGAACTCAAACTAATAGACATGACCTTGCGCATGTTCACCCATCCAATGCTTTATGTGGATGAGGAGACTCTTCAGCAACGCCTTGATGACCTACGCAAAGAGCAGAGTGAGTTACTCTCATCGCTGATGGCGAGCCTTAAATGCGAGACTGAGGAAGAAGTGCGTAAGCAACTCTCTAGCAATCAGAAGTTCGCAAAGGTGCTAGAAGGATTTGGTGTGACTGTGCCACTCAAGAACAGTCCTACGACTGGCAAAGAAGTACCCGCACTTGCCAAGAAAGATGAGGGCTTCATTGCGTTAACTGAGAATGAAGATACTTTTATCCAACACCTGTGCGCAGTACGTCTCGGCACGAAGTCAACCCTAGAAGAAAAGCGCATCCAACGATTCATTGACATAGGCAAGCGCAACAGAGGAATGATTCCTGTCCCCCTGAAATACTATGGCGCACATACTGGCAGATGGTCGGGGTCAGACAAGATTAACTTTCAGAACTTGCCAAGCCGTGATGTAAAAAAGAAAGCCTTGAAGAAGGGAATCATCCCACCCGAGGGCTATCTAGTAATTAACTCTGACTCATCGCAGATCGAGGCTCGTGTGCTTGCGTGGCTTGCGGGTCAAGATGATGTGGTTAAACAATTCGCAGATGGCGAAGATGTGTACTCTGTGTTTGCATCCAGTATCTATGAGCGACCCATATCTAAGAAAGACCCAATTGAGAGATTTGTGGGTAAAACTTGTATCTTGGGATTGGGCTATGGCACTGGGTCATTAAAGTTACAACACACGTTAGCCACTACACCCCCTAATGTCAAGCTTGATGCAGAAGAGTGTAAACGTATTGTGGATGTGTACCGAGATAAGAACGACAAGATCATTGACCTATGGCATGAAGCTGATCGACTGCTTGAGGACATGATGAACAAGAAGTTTGATAAGCCACTATCGTTCGGTCAGCATGGTTGTGTGTTCTACGACGCGGAAGGCATCATCTTGCCCAATAACTTGCGTATCCGATACCCAAATCTACGAAGAGCAGAGAAGGATGGCAAGTCTCAGATTGTCTATGACTCACGCAGAGGCGAGATATCTATTTGGGGTGGTGGAGTTGTAGAGAACATTGTTCAAGCATTGGCGCGAATAATCGTGGGTACTCAGATGGTTGAGATCAATGATAAGTATCGCGTTGCATTGACTGTGCATGATGCCGCAGTCGTGGTTGTAGAAGAAGACAAGGTTGACATAGCCCTAGAGGTCATAACTGGTCTCATGTTCAAACCGCCAACATGGGCGAGTGGGCTACCTGTCGCATGTGAAGCAAAAGCGGGAGCAACTTATGGAGATTGCTAATGGATAAATTTGGCAGACCTTGGTCAACTACCGTGGCTAAGATGACACAGACCCCTGAAAACTTAAAAGTTATTTCATTTGGGCGCATTTCGGCTGGTATCAATTACCAATCTATAAGAAAAGGTTTAGAAGACACAAGACTTAAAGAGGGTTTTAGGTTTGTAATGGGCGAAGTATGCGATGTCATACAAAAACGTAAATGGGTTGGTTTAGAAGGCGCGGGGGAAGAAGTAGCCGATGCCATTATTAAGTATCCCAAGATTGCGCTTGAGAGAAACTTTGAAACCCCTCCCGACTTTGAGAATATATTTATTGAAGAAGGCAAAATCAAATTACCATTCCCAAAGATTGTCGTTATTACAGGGCAGTACGAAACTGAAGAGCGCGTCTATGGGTACATGGATGAGTACGGCAGTCTCGTCAATAGGTTAGCTTTTTATGTCGTGAGTCAACATGAGAACGCAATAGTCATACATACACTTCTAGCTGAAGATATTGATAAGCCCCTGCACATAGCTACAACTGGCGTGGAAGTTTTCTTAGATGCAGATACGCAAGTACTTTCAATAGCCAGTCAAACCCATATCACTCAAGGAAAGTGGATTCCTTCACCCTCAAATATGGTATTAGATGTGCTAAGAGCTATCTATATGATGACTTACCACACAGGCGAAGTTTATATGGCTGTCCCTACTCCAAGGGAAGCAGAAGTCAATGAGAAGAAGATGCGCAAGGGTAAGAAACCTTTGGTCGAGTTCCGCTTGATCTCTGTTACTGCACAGAAAAGAACTCTACCAAGCATACCTCAAGGGACACACGCCTCTCCACGGCAGCACTGGAGGAGAGGTCACTGGAGAACATATAAATCTGGAATACGCGCATGGGTCGAGCCCATGCTTGTTGGCGACGAGAAGAACGGTAAGATTGTCAAAGACTATGTTATCGGACACTATGACGAAGATAAAAGAAATGGTACGATGAGGGCTTCAAAAACTCCTAGTCAAAGTCAGTATCATGCACCCATCTGAAATTAAATGGTCGTACTCCGGTATCAAGGACTACGCGAATTGCCCCAAACAGTACCAAGAAGTTAAGGTACTAAAAAGGTTCACAAAATTTCCTACCAAAGAGATGCGGTATGGTACAGAGGTTCACTCTGCGCTGGAAGACTATGTTAAAGATGGTACTCCGCTTCTTAAGAATTACGCACACTTTAGTAAACAGTTAGACCCCTTGCGTGAGATGGAAGGGGACAAGTATCCCGAGCATCGCATGGCGCTTACTTATGCCAAAGAGCCTTGCACATTTGGTGCAAAGGACTATTGGGTTCGCGGTATCGCTGACTTGCTAGTTGTCAATGATGACCAAGGTTTTATCGTGGATTACAAGACAGGAAGCAACAAGTACCCTGACCCAAAACAGTTACAGTTGATGGCACTCATGGCGTTTGCTCATTTTCCTCAGTTGGAACACATCAAGGCGGGTCTATTGTTTGTAGCCCACGAACACTTTGTGACCTCTGACTATGAGCGTTCAAAGATAGATAGTTATTGGGAAGACTTTACTTGGAGTCTTGAACGACTGCATAATTCGTTTGAGACAGATACATGGCAAGCCAACCCCACGCCCTTGTGCGGATGGTGTCCAGTCAACACATGCGAGTACCACAAAGGAAGGTAACATGCCGTACGTTAATAAACCTAGACCCTATGATAAAGAATACCAACAGCAGAAAGCTAGAGGTGAGCACGAGCGTAGGATGGAGCGTCAGCGCGGTCGTCGTTCAATCGACAAGACAGGCGCAGATGCTAATGGAAACGGTAAGGCAGATCGCAGAGAAGGCAAGGATGTAGCCCACGTTCGCGCCTTAGACAAAGGCGGTTCAAACAAGAACGGTTTGCGCATTCAAAGCGCGGCAAAGAATCGTTCATTCAAACGTGACTCTCAAGGAAACTTAGTCTCTGAAGTTAGTAAACGTGAGAAGCGTAAGTGAAAACACCTACGATATTTGTTAAAAAATAACTTGACAATTAAGATTAAGACTCCATAATAGAGATGTGTCGTAAGGCGTGAGTGGACACAGAGGCGTGCTTTGCAGATTGCTGGCCTCGTAACCGCGTCAATTAGTCGGTGGGGCTTTCTCTCCTAGAGTTAACACTTTCACCCACGACAGGACTAATCGTCTAGGACACGCAGACGTTAAAGAGAAGTGGGGCAGGTGGAATCCCTGCACCTAACAAGTTGAAAGATAGTATGGATATAGTTGACGACATTGCATTGCGTTTGTATTGCTCACATGACATGGCAGATCAGATCACCAAGTACATTGACAAGAGCGAAATAGTAGGCTCGACAGGCAACCATGTACAGGTGCTTGTTTACTGGGGAATCCAAGAGGTTCAAACACTTACACGCTTACTAGATACATCCCATAAGATTCCATCTCCCATTGAGAAACACTACGGCTGGCCCGGGATGTTCCAACCGTTCGACCACCAAAGAGATACTTCTAGGTTTCTCACACTTCATAGACGAGCGTTCTGCTTCAACGAGGCAGGTACAGGCAAAACTTCTGCGGCAATCTGGGCGGCTGACTACCTCATGAATCAAGGTTTAATTAAGAGAGTGCTAGTCGTCTGCCCACTTTCTATTATGCAAAGCGCATGGCAAGCTGACCTCTTTAAAACAGCAATGCACCGTACATGCGCGATAGCCCACGGCTCAAAGCGTAGGAAAGTCATTCAAGCAGATTACGATTTTGTCATCATCAATTACGATGGTGTTAACGCTGAGCGCGAAGCGATTATTGCTAAAGATTTTGACTTAATCATCATCGATGAAGCCAATGCATATAAGAATCCAAGCACAATACGTTGGAAGACTCTTGCCAAGATCATCAAGCCATCTACCTATCTGTGGATGATGACAGGTACACCCGCATCTCAATCTCCCGAGGACGCATTTGGATTAGCCAAGCTAGTCAACCCATCCAATGTTCCCAAGTACAAGACTGCGTGGAAAGACATGGTGATGGTTCAGGCATCTAGGTTTAAGTGGCATCCCAAGCCCACTGCCCGAGACATAGTATTCAAAGCGTTGCAACCCGCAATCCGCTATGAGAAAGACCAATGCTTAGACTTGCCTGATGTGATGTATCAGACACGCGAAGTACCTTTGACGGGTCAAGCGTCAGCATACTATAAGGAACTCGTTAAAGAGATGCAGATTCAGGCGGCTGGCGAGACAATCAGCACAGTAAATGCTGCGGCATCATTGACCAAACTGCTTCAGCTATCAGGTGGCGCAGTATATACAGACGACCACAACATTATCGAGTTCGATGTATCTCCGCGATTGCAGGTTCTCAAAGAGGTGATGGATGAAGCCTTGCACAAGGTCATCGTGTTCATTCCTTACAAGCACACCATCAAGTTGGTGCAAGACTCACTGACCAAGGAAGGTGTGTCTACAGAGATTATTTCAGGCGATGTGTCAGCCAACGAACGGTCGGCAATATTTAATCGTTTCCAAACAACAAATGACCCACAAGTACTGTTAATTCAGCCACAATCTGCATCTCACG